TTTTTGCTTGTACTACTGCTTCTGCCATTTTAGTTGCACTGCCTCCTAATGATAATTTTAAAGATGCTGACATTTTATTAACTTCTTTTAAAACTTCTTTTTCATTAACTATTATGCCGTTTCTAGAAGCATATGCTTTAGCACCCCCTAAAATTTCTTTAGTATTATCTTTTAAACTTTTATTTTGAGATAAAGATAGTTTTTCAATTTCCATTAATTCACTATGTTGAAATCCTGCTTGACTTACTAATTTAGTCATAGTAGTTAAATCTTTTTCATTTAACATAGCATTAGTGCCTAAAGCAGCACCAACAGCCATATATGATTCTTGAAGATTTTTAGTATTTAAAGCAATATCTCCTGAGGATGCAGCCATGTTTCCTAATTCTCTACGGGTATTTAATGCTTCCCCATAAGTTAAATTCATTTTTTTAGCCATATCACCTGCACCATCATCTGCAATTTTTAAAGCTTCCGCCATTTGTGTCATTAAAAATGCAGGATCAACAAGATTTTTACCAAGACTTGAACCCATAGATTTTAGTCCGGCACTCATTACACTTAATTTACCGTTATTTGCTTTTAAAGCATTAGCTTCGGCATTAGTTAAATCTAATATTTTTTGTTTTTCTTTTAATTCTTTACCACCAAAACCTGCTTTTATTTGGGCAGATGAAAGTCCTCTAGCATTTAAATTATTTATTTCTTCAGTTAGTAATTGTTGTTTGGTTTGGACAGAGGCAATCTCCTCCATTTTCTTTTTAGCATCATCTAAACCTAATTTTCCTGATAATCCTTCAAGTCCTAGTTTATCTAAAGTTCCTCCTATTCCTTCTACTAAATGACTACTTAAACCTAATTTACCATTAAATACATCTTGTTCTCGTTCAATTGTTTTAATATTTATTAATAAATCTTTATAGGCTGAGTTAGATTCATCTATTATAGATGTTGATTCGGCTAAAGCTTCATTAACTTTATTAAGATTTTTTTTTATTTCTTCTGATTGAGGATTTTGTCTTCGTTGAGATTCTAATTCTGCTTTTCTAATTTTTAAAGTAGAAATGTTAAGTTCTAAAAGTTTCTTTTCTTTAGCAATTTTACTTTGGATGCTTTGAAGATCATCTTTATTTAATTTATTTATACCAGCCTGATGAAGTGAGATGTCTTCTGCAAGTCCTGTAAGTTTTCGGAATGATGCTTTAGTAACATTTAATCCAATATTACTTTTAGATATTTGTTGAACTACATCACGAAAAGAGGAGGAAATTGAATCTAAACTTTCTCTAGAATCATTTAATTCAGTTTGCCATATTGAAAGTAGTTCTTTAACAGTTTCAGCATCATCTGTAATAGCTCGTAAATTAAAAGATGAAAAATCTTTATTTAATTGATTTGCTAAGCGTTGTAATTTTTCAAAATTTTTTTGTAAATCTTCTGCTGAGTCTCCAATAGCCATAATTTTATATTTTGTTATAAATATTAAAAATTAATATTTTTTATTTATAAGTTATTGGTCGTTTAGTAGGGGGATAATTATTTTGGGGGGGTTTATTAATAGATGGTTTTTTTTGCAAAAATTCAGGAGTTTTAATATTACCTTCAGAATCAATTACTGTTTTACTACCGGGTTTGCCTTTATTTTCTATTGCTGATTTTTCTTCTGCATAGTAAGTTTGCATTTGTTGAAAAGTAAAACGGCGAAGCCAAATTGGCATATTGTAAACAGTATGCCAATCATATCCTCCATTACCATGGAAAACTATTTGGTGAATTTGTGTAAATAAATTAGATCGATTTTGGGATGCTGTATCAAGCGTCAGGCCAAAAAAAGCTAATCCCAATTGGGATATTGATTCTATCTGAACTTTCGTTGGGAAAAAAAGTTAAATCAACATCTGGTTGAATTTCTTTAATATATTCTCTTAGCGCTCGTGAGTCTTTGGCTAAGAAATAATTTTCTACAAAATCTCGTATATCCTTCCTTTCTCTATTACCTTCAATAGAGGTAATCATATATTTTAAACGTGTTGAAAGTTCTGGGGATGTGTCTTTATTAATTTTTTTAAGACCTTCTAATTCACGGTTAATATCTTGTTCATCTTTATGGGTTAAAAACCTAAAAGTAATTGCATTTTTTGAATGGGGTAAAGTAAATTCAAACTCATTTACTTTATTTTGAAATAACTCTTCTTTAAGTGGTTTATTTTCTATAGTAGATAAATCAACAGTATGTAACTCTCCTAAATAATCAAATGTATACTCTGATCCGTATCCTAAAATACGAGATGCTACTAGGATTGCGTTTTTATCACCAATTAATAGATCATCATAGTTAATTTTTGAAACAATTAAAGATTTCATTATTTTATCTAAAACCGTACCATTTTTAATATATGATTGATTAGTTAAAATATCTTCTTCCTTAGCGGTCATATATTTTAATTCAATAGTACCTTTTGCTAATTCAGAATCTTTAGGGTAAAGTAAACCTTTAGAGGGTAAGTCAATGGTTTCTGTAGGTAATTTAAATTTTTCGTCCATAATTTTTATTTAATATAACTTTATTTGTCTTATATACATATATTAAAGAGTAGTAATATTATCAGGGTTTACATTAAATGATAAAACTCCTTCTACTTTTAATATTTCTTTGCGTATTTCTAGCATTTTTGATCTATCAAATCCACCTTTTGCAATCCAAGGATGTCCATCTACTTTAACAGTCATTAAAGCTTGAAATTTAGATTGGTCTTGTTGACTAAATTCTAAAGGTTCTTTAGATGATATAACTGTAATGCCCGGGATAGAACGAATATCTGAATATATTTCTTTTTGTGGTCTTAGATCAATGTTGGTAATAAGCATACCTATCATTTTAAACTTATCTTGATATTCCTCAGTTAAACGGTGGTTTAATGTTTCTTTTACTAGCGCACGTAAATTATTTAATTTCATGTTGTGATATATGTTATAAATATGGGTAGATATAGTTTAATTAACGTGTTAATGTGATAATATACAATAAAAAAATAAAAGCTCCAACGAAAACGTTGAAGCTTATATAATTATTTTTAATATTAATTTTAAAAATTTAAAATGCAATAATCTGGTTGTACTTCTAAGGCAATATTTACTATTGCTCCGTCATCATCCCAATTGTAATCTCCAAAGGCAGCACTTGTAATTACGGCTCCTTTAATTATCCATTCTGAAACAATGTCTCCAACAGGGCCAAGTACATTAAATGTTAAATCTTTTTTATAAAAATCAGAATAACCATCTCTACCAGTTACAGATTCGTGCCCTAAACGTACCCATTCCATTACAGCTTGTGCTCCAGAAGGAGTTATAGATTCATATAAAGTCATTGAAATTGCACCCCAAGTAGTTTTTCCTTTTACATAACGTTGAACGTTAATGTGGTTAAGAGCAACTGCGTTTTGAGCTATATTTATTCCTCCCACACCTTTTACTAAAAATGATGGAATACCATCCATATAAAGGATAAAGCGATTTGTTTGTTTAGGTTCAAATGCAGTGTAAAAAATTTCGTTTGGGTTTAAAATTGCCATTTTATTTTTGTTTTATTTTTGTTTTATTATAAATATTCTATTTTTTTATTTTTAACCCGGAAATTCAGCTCCTGTTGGTAATAAGATAAAATCTAATGAAATAAATTCTGCTGTTCTTGTTGGTTGAACATAAATTTGGCCTATTAATTGATTTTGATCAATTACTGCGGGTCCGTTATTTGATTCATCCATTACTACTTTAAAAGCATATAATCCTTGTTTTTGTTGGATATTTTCTAAATATGGAGTAACTTTAGCTAAAAATGAGTTTCTTGTTGAGATTGTGTTTTGTTCAAATAATATTGTATCTGCAATTTGGCGAATATATATTTTTAATTCAAGTAATAAACGTCTTACATTTACACGGTCAAGAGCAGATACTTCTTTTTGTAATGTTTTTTGTCCAAATACTACAACACCATTTTTAGGTAATGTAGCTAATGGATTTATATTATTGCTATATAATATATCTTTATTAGCTTGATTTAATAATTGTTCAGCTCTTAATACTGTAGATAAACCACCACGATTAATACCTGCTGGAGCAAACCATGGAGCTGCTATTTTATCATTAAATGCATATACTCCGGGAATTACAGTTGATGCTGGGGACCAAATTTGTTTTCCTGTTGCTGGGTCTAGTATTTTTACCCAAGGCCAATATGTTGCTGCAAATGAATTATTTATACCTGATGCTTGTGTTACTGTAGATGCAACAGTGCTATTATAATCAATTAAGTCTAGTACATATAAATTATCTCCTCTATTTTGAGTATTTGAAACAATTGTATTAACTTGAGTAGGATGTTTACTATGTAATAATCCTGGGGTGAATAGTAAATTAAATTGGAATAAATCTTTATTAGAAAATAAAGTAATCATATTATCATAATCAGATCCTGCTAATCCTTGTGTTGTTGTGCTTATTAAGTCATACATTGATGCTCCTACATTTGCTGCAATTGTGCCTGTAGCTGAACCAAATGAACCACTTCCATTTGCTGGTAAAGATCCTGTATATGAGGCATTTGAAATGGTTCCGTTTGAATTTAAATATGTTGGAGTTGAATAATTAACTGATTTAACTCGTACATAATTAGAATTATTACTATAATCTCCTGTTAAAGTTATTTGATTAGTAGTAGAATTATATGATTGTTTTTGATCACCAATTATTGTAGAGATATAACGAACAGAATTTGGATCTAAATTAACATTATTAAATGATTCAAGTATATTTTTATTACTTGTTGTATCATTTCCTTGTCTAATTAATACATTAAATGTACCTGATCCTGTATTTACATTAGTAATTTCAAATCGTATATTATCTCTTGAACCACTAACTAAAGATCCAGACACTTCTGATCCAGAATTATTCATAATAATTCCTTGTGAAATTGTTTCTAAAACAAATGGAGATAAACCTGTAGTTGGTCCTGATGAACCAGTTGGTATTAAACTAGATGTTGCTGAGGTAAATGTTCCACTTGCTACTCTAGCTACTGTTAAAAGTTTTCCACCATAATTAAAATAATTATATGCCGCAATTGATGTTAAATATGAATAATCAACACCCCCAGAAACAAAAGAATCTCCAAATTTAGTTTGAAAATCTGAATAAGAAGTTACTAAAGTTGGGGTTTCGTAAGGACCTTTAACTGTTGGGCCTATTATAGCGGCTCCAGGAAGTAATGGTTGTCCCGATAAAAATGTTTGATCTAATTCATTAGTTGTTACACCAGGAGATACTGTAAAATTTGCCATTTTATTTTTTTATTATAAATATTGAATCTTTTTTTTAAAATGTATTGTTATGAAGGAAATGTTGCCCCTGTAGGTAAAATATTAAAATCTAATACAATAAATTCAACTGTTTTTGTTGGTTGTAAATAAATTTGACCTACTAATTGATTATTATCTATTACATTAGGAGTATTATTTGATTCATTCATTATTACTCTAAAATCTGTTAAACCTTGTTGTTGTTGTATTGATGATAAATAAGGATTAACTTGAGATAAAAAATTATTGCGTGTAATAAGATTATTTTGTTCAAATACTAAACTATCTGCTATTTGAGATATATAATTTTTTAACTCAATTAGTAAACGTCTTACATTTACACGATCAAGAGCACTTTTTTTCTTTTGTAATGTTTTTTGTCCAAATACTACTACTCCTGTGTTTGGAAAAGTTGCAATTGAATTTACATTACTTTCATACAAAGTATCTCTATTCCCTTGAGTTAAATAACGCTCTGCTTGTATTACATTACTTAATACACCACGATTAATACCTGCTGGAGCAAACCATGGAGCTGCTATTTTATCATTAAATGCATATATTCCAGGGATCATAACAGATGTTGGTACCCAAACTTGATTACCTGTATTAGGATCAACGGTTTTTACCCAAGGCCAATATGCTGCTGCATAAGAAGTATTGTAAGTAATTGAATTTATTGTTACTGGGGTTATATTAGAGCCATATCCTACAAGATCTAATATAGTCATTGAATCTCCTCTGTCTTGTACTGTATTAAGTAAAAGATTAACAGCATTAGTATGAAGTGGGTAATTTGTTGAATCTGCTATTAATCCAGGAGCAGTTAATAAATTGTATTTATATGCATCTTTATTAGCAAGTAATGATATTGAAGAGGTATAATCATTTGCAGATAATCCTTGAATACTACTATTTGTAATATTTTCAAAATATTTTCCAGTAGTATTTGGAATATTTTTACCAGTTGCTGTTGCAAATTCACCATTATATAGATATGGAATAGAACCAGTAAATTGAGATTTTGAAGCTCCATTATTATCTAAATATTCTGGTGTTGGGAGTAATACATTTTTAACTCTAATATATCTAGATTGGTTTAAAAAACTTCCTATAGATTGTAAATAATATTCTCCGTTATCCTCAAGTACTGTTTCTTTTTGATTACCTATTACTTTTTCAACATAATTTGAAGCTAATGGATCTAATGATAAATTACTCCAAGTTTCTAAAATTGAAGGAAATAATGATGTGTCATTTCCTTGTCTAATAACTAAAGAAAAAGTTCCATCATTAATATTATTATTAGTTATTTGCCATCTAAAATTTTCAGAATTT